CACCATTCGGCGTTATGGCCCGACACCTTAACGTAAACCTTATGGATAAAAACTCGCGCCCTTTGGGGCCGGGGTCTGGGGCGGCTAACACAACAGGAGATGCAAGATGAAACGCACCAAAGTTATTCACGCCCGCGTGACGCCCGAAGAACATGACCAGATCGCCAAAGCCGCAGAAGAGGCTGGCCTGTCAATCACGCGCTACGTTCTGCGGGCTGCGCTGGGGGCTACTCGTTCAGAGTAAGCCAATCCTGAAAGGCAAACCAAGCGCCCTGCCAGCCCAGCGCAACGCAAGCAAAAGCGCCCGCCTCATGCGCGGCGGTAAGATACTCAATCTGGCCAGGTTGCCATTTGCTTTTCGTATGATCTTGGCGCTTGATTTCGCAGACGAACGATACCCTGCTTGGAATAATCACGTCAGAAGCGCCGGGGGTCATGCCCTCGGCCTTTTGCTTAATCATCCCGCGAAACTGGCCGCCCCTTAGTTGCTGTTCATTGCGCGGATGCAGCGCCAGCTTACCCCATGTTTCAGAATACTCACCGCGCAGCTTGTTAAAGAACGTGATCTGCTCCGCGCTTTCGCTTGGACACTTCCCGCGAAAATCAGTATTTCCAAACACGGGAAAAGGTAAGTTGGTGAGTTTCATTGTGCTGGCCCTTGTTTCATTGCGCTGCAACCTCATAGGATGGGGGTTCGGGTTCTACATCGGCGGGCTGATTAAGACCGAGCAAGCGATAAAAACCGCTTTCATGGTCCTTCATGTAAGTGACCGTTTGTGGTGGCCCGTTTTCCGTTGCCGCTGCAAATCGAGCGTATTCTTCACGCTGTTTCCAACCCCGGCTTTCTGGCACAAACCAGATAGAAAAAGACCGATACGGCGTTACAAAATCCGCCCGCACGGTGCGATTGCCAGCTTGTGAAACGCCCTCGCGCAAATCCATGCTTAGCACCTGATCCGTCTGGCGCTGCGTCGGGTCGCGCTTCATCTTCTTAAATTCAACCCGCAATTTTTCATTCGGGTTCACAATCTCCGCCTTACACTTCTTGCAATACCGCGCCGCAATATCGTTTGGCTCAGAACACTCCGGGCATTCTTTGAATGTCCAACGGTATCCGCAACGCTCATAGGTGCCGCCAGGTCCCGTCTTGTGCATCGCAATGCAGCGCCGCCCATAGTGTGCAGGCAATGGGCCGTGTTCTGTCTGAATTTGATTGCCGTCCAGATCAACGCAATACCCATGCCGATCAACTGGCAAGTCCAGATAATCCGGGTTAGCGCCAAACGTATTTTCATATCCGCAATCCGGGCATTCTGCGTTAATCCCTTCGCCCTTTTCCTTGGCGCGCTTAGCCTCGATTTTAGGGCTATAGATGTCACCATCGGGAAAGTGTGCGTCGGCGTTTTCGGCAAAATCCAGCCAAAGCGACCTTGGCTTTTTGGGGTCCAGTCGCCAAGCCCTGCCAAGGATTTGCTGCAAAAGGGCCGCGCTTTCTGTCTTGCGCAAGGTGGCGATGATACTGGTATGCTCCACGTCAAAGCCCGTTGTCAAAGTTCCGACACTCACCAGAAACTTAAACCGCTGATCTCGGTAAGCCTGAATGACGCTTTTGCGGCCCTTGACAAGCCCGTCGATAGCCTCGGCCTCATCACCCGTCACAAACCCGCTGTTGCGCGGCGGCAGGCTCTCCATGATTTCCTTTGCGTGTTGCACGGTCGCGGCAAACAACATGCAGCCGCCATAGCTATCACGCGCCCGATCAACAACATTCGCCACAATTTCGGCAGTAAGCCTACCCTGCCCCACGAAAGTCTGAAACAGGCTTTCATCGGTAAACTTGCCGCGCTTTTCCACAAGCCCGCTTGTGTCGTATCCGGCCTGCACCTCGCCAATATCCATCGGCGTGATAAAGCCTTGATCTAGCATTTCTTGCGGCGAAACTCGAATGACGCATTTTCCAAAGTAAGGATCACGGGTGGCGCTATCATCGTTTACTTTACCGTCTGGCCATATGCGAAAGATATACCCCTCATTCAAGCGATATGGTGTCCCCGACAGTCCGATCACGCGCAGGTTTGGATTGCCGTCCTGCATGGCTTCAATAATGCTTTTGATCGTCGGCGTGATCCCGTGGCATTCATCCACAATGACTGCGGCATAATCACTCTTAAAGCGGCTAATCCTATTCTTGACCGTGCCGGGTGTGCCAAACACAACTTTATGCCGCAGTTCCTTGCGCCCCGCGCTGGCGCTGAATATTGAAAAGCCCTCGCCTGTCTGTCTGAATTTATCAGCGTTTTGCGTCACCAATTCCGCGCTCGGCGCAAGACATAGAATTTTCTTTCCGCCGCTGATTTCGTGAATGGTCTTAGCCAGCATTGCGATGATGAATGACTTGCCAGCCGCCGGTGCTGCATCAATTAGGCAAGGCTCTCGGCTTGTCCTGATCTCGTTAATTACGGCGTCATGCGCGGCCTGTTGATAAGGGCGAGGTATCATGCCCACAAATCCATTTGTTCTTGTGCTTTCCGCTTTGCCATTTCCTTGAACTCCTTTTGTTTTAGCTTTGCCAAATTCACAATGTGAATAGCCCTGACCGGGTGGACCTGCTGCAAACGCTTAAACACCTTCGCCGTGCGCTCACCTATTTCGGCGCATTCCTCCGGCGTCTTGGCGGCGCGCAACTCATCAAGAATTGCGTTAGCCGCATCGTTTGCTTTGGCTTCTTTGTCAGGGGTCATAGGTCAAAACCGCTTTGCTCTGGTTTAGGCGGTGTCTGCACAAACATGTCCGGCTGTCGGGTGGCCTTGTCTACGCGCTTGCAAGCTATCTCGAAATAGTCGGGGTCTAGTTCGATCCCGATCCCGCTGCGCCCTAGCTTTTGGCAGGCAACCAAGGTTGTGCCGCTGCCCATAAATGGGTCAAGGATGGTCTGTGCGTCGGGCAGGAAGCCTAGGCACCACTCCATGAGGGCGACGGGTTTTTGGGTTGGATGTTGTTTTCCGCCGTCCATGTTCATTGGTCGAAAAACAAAACGGCGCGCGACCATATCAAGATTAGTCCAAGCCATCTCAAAATCTGCGAAATCGCGGCCAGCGTTATTTTTGTCCCATACTAACGGCGCACGGTGCGCAGGTAGATCAAAATAATTTCCGCCCCATATGATGCTTGGAACGTCTGGCAATGCGGTTAGTTCGGCAGGCTTATCATCCCAAGACTTACCACCAAGCCCGCGCGAAGTTGCAAGCCTGTTGCTCTTAGTTATGCCAATCCCATACGGCGGGTCGGTCACCACGGCATCCACATCCCCCAGCAACGGCATCACCTCAAGGCAATCACCCAAAATAAGACGCTGACCGCCTATGCGCTCTTCTTTGATAATGGTCATTTCACCTGCCAGCTTTCGCTGTCCTTTCCACGGTATTTTTCCAAATCCACATCGGGCAAAAGGTCTTTGACAACCTTGCCATAAGACACCGCACCCTTGCGCTTAACCAGCGTCAAATTGCGTCCCGCAACCTTGGCGTCCTTGCCGCCTGCCATGTCCACAAGCCGCGCCACAATGTCCTTTTTGCGCGCCGATGCGTTGTCGATTGCCTCGCTCAATTCATCGTATTCAGCGATCAGCTTTTCAGCCTCCGGCGTATCAATCACCTTTCGCGCTGGGCCTTCAAAATCCGCCGGATCACTTTTCCGCGCCTTCCACCAAAACGCTTTAAGGCGCGGCAGGTTTTCGTTAATCCATGCGCCATCATACTTGACAGTTTCCAGCTTAGACCCGTGCGGCGTCCATTGCCAAAAGTCGCACCATTCCCGACCAGTAACAAATAGCTGCACCTGAATTTGAGCGTAGTAATGTGGCTGTTCATCGAGCGGCTTGAACTTTGGTTCGAAGTCCTTGCGGATACCAAACGGGCATTTAATCTCGATTAGACCATCATCAGCAATGTATCCATCTGGACTTACACCCGTCCAATCTTCAAACTGCACAAATCCGGCCGGCTCAACTTTGTTTCCTGTTTCAATTTCATAGGCGGTCAGTGCCATCGCCTCGTTATTGTTCCCCCATTCAGTGGCAATGTTGCCTTTGAACTCGCTTTCCATGCCGTTCATGCTGCGCACCAAAGCGCGCAAGGCGTCATCTTTGCTTTGATACGGCGCAAGGCCAATCGCGGCCCCTGCCATGCTTGCTGTCAGTCGGCCTTTGCGGGATTCAAACCATTCAGGGGTGCGTTGTTTGGGGTCTGTCATTTTGCTATCCTGTAAAAATACCACGGCGCGGCTCGGAATATCTCCGGCTAATCGGCGCTGTGCTTTGAAAGGCTTGCCTTCGCGCCGTGGTTTAGTTTCAACCTAGAACGGGATTTCATCGTCTCCGAGATCCAACCCGCCGCTTGCTGGTGCGGGCTTGGGTTTGACTTCCATAGCCTTGCCGACGCTTGTTTCCGCGTCTTTACCTTTGACCGCACTGACCCAGTTTCCGCGAATTGTCTCGCCTGTTGCGGTATCGTCAATCGACCATTCCATGACCTTCAAGACCATCTTGGCATCAACCAAAGCCAAAGACAGGCTGTCGTCGGTCGGGGCATCGCTTGACTGCATCAATTTGCCTTTGGCATTGGCGTCAATCGTGGCCAGCATACGACGGGCTTTGTCGCGCTTTTCTTTAGCCTTTTCTTCGCTCTTGGCGTTCGGGTCCAAGCTATCAACCCACAGCTTTTGAAAAACAGTGCGGTTTACAAATTGTTCAGGCTTTTCAACTTGCCACTGAATTTCAATATACTTTTCATCAGCGTCTTTTTTAGACGCCCATTTGACCGCTTTGACGTTCGCCAAAACATCCGAGTTGTTCGGAATAGGCTCAAGGTTTCCGCCGGGAACTTCGTATTCCTTGGAGACATTTTCGTTTGCGGCACCGCCGTCTGATAAATCCCAAAATGACATGTCGTTATCCTTTCACATATTCTGCCAGCGGGTTTTCACCCAGATTGACTTCTACAGGTTCAGTAATGCCGTATGCGTTCTTGGACACATTCGACGCGGTGACGTGCATCACCAATTCTCGCGTATCGTCTGACACTGCCTTCTTGCGCTCGCTTTCATCGCCCCGCAGGACAATCCGCTGCCGCAAGAATCCGACCGCGTCTACATCGTCAAGATATGGCGGCAGGCTTTTATCATGCGTCATCCGCAGGCTATAACGGCTAAAATCGTCCATGTCTGGCAAACGCATTGTGCCGACTTCTGTGTGAGCCAAAAAGACCACGTTCATGCCGCGCTTAATCCGCATCATTTCTGCGGCGTTGCGGATTTGCTGGTGACGCGCCGCCAAAGCTGAAAACCCTGCGCCATAACCGCCGAGGGCTTGGTTGAGGCTTTTGGCCTTCCCGTCTTGCTTCAGGATAGACTGCACAAACATTCGGTCAGCCGCAGACACTGTGTCAATCACGCATGTCTTAAACTCATGCTCTTCATGCACCAGCGCCTTTAGCTGCTCCCAAAGCTGATCTTCTGACTTGATCGCTGGCAAAGCCTTCGGGCGAAACGCCTCTGGAATACGGGCAACACCGTCCTCGCAGCGAACAAAAATTGGATTTGGGAATGTTGCTGCAAGTGACGACTTGCCAAGCCCAGCATCACCGCAGATGGTGACGATCTGGGGTCCAGCGTCAGGAACGCTGGCTGTTTCGAGAATAGACATCCTCTACCTCCTATTTAATGGCCATTGGCCGTGCGTGGCGGCGACACGCTTCCAACACCGCTTCGGTCAAACAACGTGCATTGACTTTTAGGCTACTTTAGGGATACGGTCAAGCAACAATTTTGCATCAATGGAGATACAGCAATGGAAACGAAAAGAACGCCCGTGCCTTTGACCTCAAAAGAGCGCGAAGAAATTGAGGCCGCAATGCAGCAACACGGCATCCGTTCGATGTCTGATTTCTTGCGTTACGCCGCGCTTTCTGTGGCACGCAAGGGTTTGTCCTAATGACTGACGAGCAACGCGCTGAACACCTGTGGCGGGCTTTGAACGCCTGCGCCAGCTTGGACAAAGACCTGACAATCACGACTGTGACGCATTGGCTAGAATATCACGGGGCTGGATCGCCAGACGTGCCATTGATGCAGGAGCGGGTGCGCGACGACGCAAAGCTATGGGCCACCAGCGCCAACCAAGCTGAACTTGAGGCTTATATAGCGGCGGCTGTGATGGAGTTAGAGGCATCACCAATCACAGGCAAAGCTGCAAAGCGTCTTGCGGCTTTGGGGTTCAAGTCAATGGATGCAGAGACAAAAGGCAAGTTTAAGGATTGGGTGAATAAATGACAGAGAACGTCTGGAATCTAAAAGACTATTACCAAGGCAAGTCATACGACGAGCAAGAGGACGAAAAGGAGCAGGAGCGCAAGGCCGCGCTTGCCAAGATGAAGAAGGATGACTTTGCGGACTTTGAAGACGGCGCTGCAATGGCGGTGCCTACGCACGACGACTTTGAGGCCGCGCACGTTGAAGAAGCCGACTTTGCCCTGCCCATTGACGTGTCCGACATCGACCTTACCCGCCCGCCCGGTTTTGTGGGCCAGGTCACAGATTGGATTGATGGCCAGTGCAGATATCCACGACGCAGGCTTTGCGTAGCGGCTTCACTAACTGCCATTGGCAATATCGGTGGGATGAGCCATTACGACACCCGTGACGGCATCTCAGCCAACTTGCTGGCGTTTTGTGTCGCCGCATCCAGCACTGGCAAAGAGGCGGTTATGCAGGCTTTCAATGAACTGCACATTGCAGCCGGGTTGCAGGGCGCACTGCAAGGCACGATTAAGTCAGAGCAAGAGATCGTGAGAAACCTTATTGAGCATCAAGCAAGTTGCTATAGCATTGACGAAATCGGGATATTTCTGAGCAAGGTTAGATCGGCACAAAAGCGCGGCGGAGCCACATATCTTGAGGGCGTCTTTGGCACGATCATGTCGGCTTATTCTAAGGCCAACAGCCGCATGATTTTGGGTGGCGACGTATCTCGTGATCTTCGCAAGCAGTTTGCGGCGCAGTTATCAAGAGCGTTGGACAATGACGACGAGGAAGCTGAGGAACGCGCCAAGCGGATGCTATCAATGATTGATAACGGCTTGGAGCGGCCCTTTATGTCGATCATTGGCTTTACTACGCCCAGCACCTTTGACGGAATGATGGACGGGGAGACAGCGACTCAAGGCTTTGTGGGCCGCGCCATTATTGTGTCGGAGCGTGACATAAATCCACGTCCCAGACGCGGGTTTAAAAAGCCTGACATGCCGATCATGATGGGTGGCAAGCTGGGCCTGATTTACAACGGATCAGAGGATCGTGTTGAATACTCTGGCGCACGAACTGACGTGGAAACCGATGATGAAGCGCAGGACGCCTTGGACGCCATTGCAGATTGGCTTATCGACTATGCTGACTATATGGGCGAGAAAACGGGCGAGGCGTCCGTTGCGATGATCCGGCGGGCATATGAGTTGATTGCCAAGATCAGTTTTGTGCTGGCCATTCCAAGCGGCACCCGCACCCTTGACGATGTGCGCTGGGCGTTTGCTTTTGTGAAGGATGAGATCGACTTTAAGGTTCAGCTTGTTTTTGCCAACGATAACGCCAAGGCCAAGCCGGAGGATGCCCTAGCCGCTCGCTTGCTAAATCTGATTGATGCGGACAACGGACTGACCACGGCGATGCTGTCTGACAAGCTGCGGGTGCCAAAAGAGGTGATTGAGACGACCTGCAAGCACCTTGAAAGCGAGGGATCGGTAAAGTTGAAAAATGGCCGAAAATATCGCGGAAAGGTTGTAATGAAGTGGTTTAGGGTCGAATAGCGGCTGCATCCTCCACAATCTTCTGCATCATCTTAGGCAGCAAAAATCCCGTAAGATATTGTTCTTGCGGGTTTTTTTGTCCATCTTCCATCTTCCGCATCTTCTGCAATATAGATACAAAAAAGAGAGACATTTATCCCTATCATATATGGTGCCTAAGAAGCTGTTTTAAGTAAAAAGAAGAGATAGAAAAACACTCTTTAGTATTATAGATGATGTAGATGATATGATATTTACCTTTAATTACAGTATCTTATATCTTCTTTTTATCTTCTGCATCTTCTGCATTACAAATTTCATTGACCTGCAATAAAATAAATGTATATATTAAAAAATCAAAAAAGGAGATGCAGAATGTTTAATATAGAAAAGTCTGTTCCTATGGAAAAAAAGGCTGAGCGAATCTCTTGGCCGTGGAAGGATATGGATATTGGTGACAGCGTTTTAATTGAAAACCAAAACCTGATTTCTAAAGCGCAAGTGAGTTGCCATGTTTATGCAAGGCAGACAGGTAAAAAGTTTTCCACTCAAACAACGGAAGTCGGCTTGCGCGTTTGGCGTGTTGCTTGATTAAAAGGAGAAACCCAATGAACCGCAGCGAAGTATTGAAGACAGCAGACGATCTGATCAACGGAGATCGGCAGAACGACTACGGCGAGGCGCACGAGAGTTTTGAAGCCATAGCCCGCATGTGGGGTGCATATCTTGGCGTTGATGTCGCGCCGCATGACGTGTGCCATCTCATGGCGCTGCTGAAGATCGCCAGGCTTCGCAACGGGCCGCATACGGACAGTTCAATAGATGTTTGCGGTTACGCCGCTTTGGGCTGTGAACTTTCTGACGAATAACTGTTGCAACACGTTTAAGGGTATTCTATGTTTTTGTTGTGTTAAGCAGGAGATCAAAACCATGAAAACATTCATCCAAGACCTGATCGGCGTCATCGCCATATTCGGCACGCTTTACGCGGGTCTGATCATCGGCCACGGCATTGGCCTGTAAGGAGAACCCAAAATGACCACCACCACAGAAACCATATTCGTCACCAACGCCATCGGCACTGGCAGCACCTTCGCTGTCACGGCAGGAGATCAGCCATCTCAGGTATACATTCCGGCCAGCATCGCCATCGCTTGCGAACTAAAGATCGGCGGCAGCTACACCGCAACGCTGGTACCCAACGTCCATGAGAACGCCGAGAAAACGCCTTGGCTGTGCGTCCGCATTGAGGATACCCAAGAAGTGCCAGACCCTACTCACGGTGCCGCTGAGGGTTTTTCAGACGTATTCGAGGCGCTGGCACCGATGGAGTTCCCTGTTGCCGCAGGTGAAGTAGGTATTCCTCGTGAGCGTCTCGAACGCGCTTGGGTTCACGGTCAAGTCATCAAGGTCGAAGCGCGACAAAGGCCAGATGTCCAGCCGCGCGTGCTTTGGGCGTCTAGCTGGGAGGTGGTGTAATGCTGCACTCACAACGTCAAGGCCGCACCACATTCCGCATGACGCCAGAACCCCGCCCCGGCGACCAGTTCGATCAATTCGCCCGCGTTGAAGAACACTTCGCAAAAGCATGGGCCGCCAAAGCCAAAGCAGAAGGCCATAGGAAACAACACCCGCCAACCATCCACCCAAAGGAGCAGTTTCAAAACAGCCCCGGCAGGCCGCGCAATCCGTTTCATATCGTTATGGAATACCTCGCAGACGGCGAAAAACGCACACAAGCCGAAATCCAAAAGGCAACAGGGCTTTCCAAGCAGGAAGTCTCAAACGTTATGTGCAAGCGTGTGCCAGAAGGTAAAATCGCCAAGTTTAAATCCGGCAATGTCACACGCCACGCCCACGCAAAGGGCGCGCAGAAACGCAAAGAACAAATCTTTGCAGCCATTGCCGCTTGCCTCACAAACAGCACAAAAACGCCAAGCCGTGATGTGGCCGCTCAACTCGGCATGACAACCGGGCAAGTCGCCGTGTACCTCGGCCAAATGGAAAGCGCAGGCACGGTCAAGCGACGCAAGACCACTCAAGGCAAGGTTTCCTATTGGGGGCTGAAATGACAAAGCTAAAGAAAAACATCATGAACGCACTCAGCA